TTAGCTTGCTTGTGAGGCGGATTCTGACGCCGTTTCAGTGTCAGATGATGCAGAACTATTCACTACAGCGACTGTGGACGTTGGTGTTTGCGCTTCGTCAGCAACTTTATTAGCTGTCGCTTCAACTTGGCTTTCCTCGTCGCTTTTAACTGTTGGTGCTGTCACTGTTTGAACGTCAGTAATAACGCCCAGCATACCAAGGATCGTTAATACTGTGTTAATAACGGCAACAATGGCTGACCAGTCACCAGTAAACTTAACACCAAACATGGCAAAGACTTGTTGGATTAACACAATTAATAACGAAATAATCCCAGCGATCAATTTACCATTCAAACTACCGTCGACATTCTTGAAGCTAATTTTTTTAATCATTATTTTCCCTCCTAAAGGAACTTTTCCGCGATGTAAATAACTAACGTGACGAGCACGCCACTAACCAAGACCCCGATCAACCAATTTTGAATGGTTGTCACGCGGTCAATTTGATGGCTAGCTTCAATGGACTTGGCCAGCGCCTTGTCCGCTTTGTGGCCAATATCGTCAACTTGATTCAGCTTTTCTTCGATGTTCTCAACTTTCGTTTTGGTGGCGGCCACATCCTTTTGAATATCCATTAATAACTTAGTTGTATCGTCGTATTGTGCCATTACCGCACCACCAATCGCTGGCCAGGATAGATAGTGGTGTAAATCGTCTTGCCGTTCTGACTAGATAATGTAGTCATATTTAGGCCGTTGCGTTGTGCGATTGTCCACCAGCTGTCGCCAGACTTGACTGTGTAATACGTATGACTAACTAGCTGACCAGTAACTCGCTTTCCGTAGGCTTGCCCGTTGGTGACCCCTAGCTTGATGAAGCCATACAGGCCTTGATACCGGGTGTAACGTGCCCATACATAGTCATGTTCGATAATGACAGCATTGTAAGTCACACTCTCACCCCTGTAATAGGTAGCCACTTGCCGTACTTTGTCTGAATCCGTATAACGAACAGCTAGTGTCCGGTTAGGATAGAACACCCCTCGCTGGTTGTATTTGACAACCTTAAAGGTGGCTTTCTTAGCTGCCTGTTTATGAGCCTGATTAATGTTGGCTTGTGCTTTAGCCTTGCTAGCAGTCGTGTAGCCTGATTTAGTAATGCCTGTTAGGTCAACATTGCCGTCTAATCCGCCTGCTTTATACATGCTGGTGAATTGGAAGATAGCCACGCCGTCCATGCTAGGGAACCAGTTATAATTCGGCTTAGTTCTCACCAGATAGTCCGGATACTCAGCTAGCCATAGACAGCTACCATAGGCACGTACAATGGCACTAGTATTAACATGAGCATTTAGGTAGGCCTTGCCGGAATACAGCATAGGGGTATAGCCTGCCGCTTTAATTAACTTAAATTGAGCTTTAATGGCATTAGTGTTGGCTGTCACGCTATTAGAAGCACCGTCCTCATAGTCTAGTGCGACAATACTGCCCTTGGGCGTCTTAATACGTGGCAAGTAGTAGGCCATCATCTTCTTGGCATTGGTCATATTGCCACCAACACCGTCCCACAAATAGGTGTGTACCCGTTTACCAGCCTTCTTAGCTGCCTTAACTTGGCTGTTATACGTGGTCTGAGGGATATTAGTCCCACCATAGAAGCCACCAGCTTGCGAGAATACAAACTTATCGGAACTGTAGCCGAATGTCCCATTAGTGCCTTGAAACTTAGACCAGTCGACCCCTTGTTCCCGGCTAGTTGATGCCTGACTGGTAACATTGACCATTAAAAAGGCCATAAAAATGGCGCCCACCGTTAAGATGAGTGCCTTTAATTTGTGCTTATTCAATTGTCTACCTCCTATTGTGCGTTGCTATTATCTACGGTAGATGATGCCTGTGCAGCTTTGTATGCTGTAATTGCATCGGATACTTGAGTAACCTGAGCTTGGGTAATCAGTGATTTTACTAGATAATTGCCAGCGTATACAGTTGCTAAGTCCGATGGAATCAATCCATTGTTAACACTGCTGATTAACCCTTCTGTTAAAAATTCGCTTAAATCAAAACTCATGACAAAGAACCTCCTAATGCTACAATAGCTGCTTTTATTTTTGCGTAATCTGATTGTGTCAACAAGTCTGCTGGATTAGGGCACCAGTCAGTTGCTACACTGCCTTTTTCCAACTTTGGCAAAGCAATATAAACATTTCCTTTGTTCCCATTAGGAACCCCAAAGTAGCACACAGAGTGTGCAAAATTGGTGTTAGCATCAGAATAGCTGGTTAATACCGCTGTATAGCGCACCCAATTCGTGGTTAATACAAAATCGGCTTTGCCGACAGACCCAAATAATTCTGTATGTGCTTTATCCCCTGCATTATCGGCTTTAGCCCAAAAACTACTAGCATATTGGAATGAATTTTCTAGTTTTCCTAAATCTAAATTCTGGTATGCTAATTGTTGGCTACTTGTGGTAAACACCATACTAGGGTATCCATTGTATTCTGTAGTTGTGGAGAATGATGACTGTCCACGCCAATTAGAACTAAAACCTGAAGTACTTGTTAACAAATTAGTCCCGACTGCACTATTATTAACTTGCGTTTGAAGCGCAACAAAAGCTGGTGCTGTGGTCAAACCAGCATTATCAACAGTACCTGTGTCACCTTTATCACCCTTGACGCCCTGTGGTCCTGTTGGTCCTGGTTCACCTTGCGGCCCAGTATCGCCCTTGTCACCTTTGTCACCTTTGTCACCCTTATCGCCCTTATCGCCTTTAGCGATTGTGCTTGCGGCTTTATTCATTGCTTCCACAAAATCATCAAAAGTAATCGTGGTAATAGTGGCTCCATTGGCACTTTGAATGTTATTGGTAATAGTAAAACCGGTTGACCCATCACTAGGGTAGATTGACGTCCCAGCGCTATCAACCACCCATACTTCAATTGAATAGCTGCCAGCTGGTAAACTAGTCATCAAGTCAGCATTAAATTTAACGGTAACTTGACCAGTCGTTGGGTCTGTTAAACTAGCTGGGTCAACTGTGGCCGATTTAAGATAGCCACTAGCATTGCCCAATTTAACAGTAATTGAAGTGACCTTAGTTAAATCAGTGGCCACGTTATCATTGCCACAAATTAACGTAAAGCTAGTGGTGGTATCACCAATTTTAACAGTCTGTGGTGAAGTATCAGTAAAACTAAGCGTTTTCGCCATCTTTAGGCGCCTCCTTTTCAGCCAACTTGGCATTAAGCTGGTCAATTTGAACTTGTGCCATCGCTAATTGCTGGTCTTTAATCGCAATCTCTTGGGCAAAGTTACTCGTCAACTTGTTAATTAAAGCCTGTGCATCAATATTCATATATTAAGCCTCCTGTGTTGTCGTGGTTGTGGTAACTGGCTTTAAAGCGGTCAGACTGTCAATCAGCGTGTTTAACACCTTTAATTTAACCCTATCAGTGCCCCCAGCACCTCCAGCGATGGCAGTGTTAAATTCATCCATGGTAATACTGACCTGTGAACTAATACCCAGCGTGTTAATCTGAACGCTAATGGTCATAATGTTGTTCGTGTAATCTGGTTTGTAATTTGTAATCAAAATGCTATCCATTTAATTTGGCCTCCAATTTGTTTAATCTAGCTTCTAATTCCATGTTGTGACCGTTTAGTTGGTCAATTTCTTTTTGCTGTTCCTGTACCGTGGCTAGGGTGGCATTTAATAGCACACTGTCATCCACCCCACACAGCTTACCGTCTTCATCACGACTAATAAATATGTCTGGCAATTGCCACTGCTTAGTGTCATTCACATCATCTACAATGGAAGACAACCTAATATGACTGGTATTATCGTCAGTTTTGTACTGATAAGTGGCTAAATCAATTGAGTTAACTAGTTGTGCCCAATATGCCGTGTCAGCCTTTTTAACGTCCTTCTTAACACTTAGCAGAGAAACTTTAGACAGGCTCTCATAGTGAACGGTAGCAGCATAGATATCAACAGAGCTACCATTGGCACGGTTAAAATGAATCGGACCATTGTCAGAACTGGTAATCGTGTGATAGGTATTTATGTTGAAGTTGCCAATATCTAAAGAACGATTGAACTGAATGTTATTAGCACCCGAGCCATCAATACCAAAGCTGGCTGTCTTCATAGATGGACCATTGCCGACATACCAGATATTTTGTGTGCCATTAGGGTTAATATTGCCGTATGGCGTAATAATCACGCCTTTAGGGGTAACATCATCAGAAGTACCGTTAAAGGTAATTTGTTGATTGTCACCATGCAAGTTTAACCCAGTTCCGGCATCTAATATTACATATCCAGTTGGCTTAATGCCTGTTGCAGTAAAGTTTGGGTCTTGTGAGGTTGTATAGCCTTCAAATAATGCTAGTTGTCCAGCACCTAATGCTACGTCAGCTGCTGAATACTTCCCAGTTGCAAACGGCGTCATGCCACGTAAATTAGTTTTAACTGTGCCGTCTTTGATGACTGTTCTTAATGCAGCATTCTCATTAGCAACTGTCTCAAATGACGTACTAGTAACTGAACCATCTTGATTTATAGTTAGCGGATAGCTAGTATTACCATAGCTGTTTAGTCGTGTACCAGCATTGAAAGTTGTCCCGTTAATGGTTGACCCGTTAATGGTACTAGCGTTGATTGTTGGCGATGTTAATGTGCCACCAGTAAGTGTCATATTCTTAGCCACTACAGCACCATTTGAATCAGTTGTAAAGCTACCGTTTGGCGTGCTGAATGAGTTGGCAACAATATCGACACCTTTTAAGGAGCCGGTTGTAACAGTACCTAAATCGGCACTTAAAGCTGATAGTTGGCCGACATTTAGACGGTTAGTGTCTAGTTTCCCAGTGGTAATGTTTGATGCGTTAATATTCTTACCAGTAATTGTATTAAAGTCAATCGTTCCAGCTGTTAATTTATTGGCACTAACATTACCAATTTGGGCATCAGTGATAGCTGCATTGGCTATCTGTGCTGTGCCTACAGCTAATTTGCCTATCTTGGCATTAGTGATAGCACCATCACCTATTTGTGCGGTGCCTACAGCTAGTTTAGCAATCTTAGCACTAGTGATAGAAGCATCTTTAATCTTGGTAGTGTCAACAGCTAATGAGCCAATCTGGGAATTGGTAATTGCACCATTGGCTACCTGTGCTGTGCCTACAGCTAATGAACCTATCTTGGCATTAGTAATTGCGCCATCACCTATTTGGGCCGTACCTACGGCTAGGTTAGCAATTTTGGCGCTATTAACAGCCTCATTACCAATCTGAGCATTGGTGATTGCACCATTGGCTATCTCAGCCGTTCCAATGACCCCTTTATCAATAACCGTCTCCGTTGTGATATGGACTACCGAGCCGTCCTTAACACCTGCGCTCAACGTCTGATAATCAGCACTTGCCTTGTTTGCACTTACTGCTGCTTGACTACCAACTAATATGGCACTTGAGGCAGCCTGACTAGCATTGTTAGCGATACTAGTGGCATTATTACCAGCACTTTGAGCTTGACTAGCAGCTGTAATTGCTTTGTTGGCACTCACTGTTGCTTGACTACCAGCTAGTACTGCACTAGAAGCGGCTTGGCTAGCACTATTAGCAATACTGGTCGCATTGTTACCAGCACTTTGAGCTTGACTGGCTATCACAACGGCCTGTGAAGCCATCTGACTAGCACTATTGCCAGTTACCGTTGCTTGTGAAGCTACTATAACAGCACTAGAAGCCGCTTGACTAGCTACCGATACACTAGACTGCATGTTATCCATGTCAGTGTTAAAGTTATTGCTTAAGGCAGTCTGTACGTTGCTTAGAGCCATATTGTAAGCGTCTGTGAGACTCTTATAAGTGTCCCGATTAACGTCACTAGCCTTAGTAGTATCCGTTAAGATGGCCGTCATAAAGGTGTTCAGGTTAGTATAGGCCGTAGTTAAATCAGTCGTACTAACATTGGCGTCTTTAGCCCGGGCTAGCACTACATTGTACTGGCTAGTTAACCCGGCATATTGTGAGGCCTGCGTCTGTTTTTCAATGACATTCATTAAGTTGGGGTCATTTAAGTTGGTAACTCCACCAGTAGCATTATCAGCTGTATTTTGAGCCTTGATAATTTTGATACCATCATCAGTTAAGATGACCTGTGCTGCATTAGATTCAGCCATTTATACTCCTCCTTTCGTAGTCATTGCTAATCGCAGTCATTGGCAAACGTTCTTTAATTGGTATTACAAAGACACGTGCTAAAGAACCACAATTGAAAGTAACCAATAACTCCGGCTGGCTAGTCTGACTATAGATAATGTTGCATGTTTCAGGCTCAATAACATCATCGGTTAACCCTAAGTTCATATCCAACAAGTAGTTAGAGGCAAATTCCTGGCCGCCATGAACAACATTAATGGCGTACACCATACGGGGGTCTTTCATGTTATAGTTACCCGAGTGAAAGTACACATATGGAAAGTCAATGCCTTGTGACTGGTAGGTTTGTTTGTTCATGTCAAAACCATAGTTTGAAACGTCAAAACTATATAGCACATCATAATTGCCTTGTTTAACGTCATCTAGTCGTAGCACATCATGCTTACCATTAACGTAGCCACACAGTACGTACCCATGTTTGAAGTCAACGCTGACTCTTACATAACGATTGACAGTGCAAAAACGTGTAATGCGACTATCATCATTGCCTAGGGTCACATTAGCAAGGTAGGGTATGCGACTAATTGCATACTCGTTAACGTTTAAATTAGGCTTGGTTGCGGACCAAATGTAAATAGCCCCATCTACCTCTTCAATTGAAAAGCTAGAGCCATGCCCGCCATGTGAAACAATCATCTTGCTAATTGGCTTAAAATTAGTGTCATGCAAGACAAACATGACATCGCTGGTTGTACTTTGATTAATCGCCCGACTAGTTATATACTGACCGTTGCTCAAAGGACACATATATTGTGCCGCATCAGTTACTCCTAGTGTACTGTCGTCTTGGATAAAACTACCCAAACTACGAATGGCATCAGTTTGTAACTTAATCTCTGGTTCATCTTGAATGTAACTGGTCTCAATAGTCCCGTGTAGCGTGCCAACAGCACTATATGGTGCCTGTATTAAATATCCGGTTTGATTGAAACTAGTATCAAGGGTACCGTCAGTATTATAACGGTGCCAAATAAATCCCTTGTTATCAACATAAGCTGAAATATTAGTATTGCCTTCCCAAGCCTGTAAGATTAACCGCTTAGTCTGGGTGGTATCAGTGAAGTTGTTGCCGTCAGGAGTTAAAGCAACTGGCTTTACTGAGCTAGCGTCCTCCTTTGCCTTTTCAATGGCGCTATTAATAGCACTTTGATAACCTTGCATCCAGGCCGGCGTTGCAACAGGCACCGTGACATATTCGCCAAAGCCAACGGTATTGCCATACGGGTTAGCAAAACTAATTGTCCGTTGAATGACTCGGCCACTGGCATCTAATGCCGGCTTGATTAACTCATCTTTAAACCTAATCGTGGCACCTAATGGCGGGTTAAATTTAGACGTTACACTAACCTCATAATACGTTCGCGGGTGATTATATAATTGCAACATTTCTTCGGCCCAAGCCTTAATTCCGGAAGGGTCTTCAATTGAGTTAGCCGTAATGACTGCTTCATAGTACAAACCAGATTGCCAGTCAGGGTTATATTTCTGGTTAGCCTCATCATCAACAATGTAAGGTTTGCCATCATTAACTGCTGACATTGTATTGCCGTTGTCACCATAAGCAATCAGCTTGGTAACAGGTGTTGACACCGTTGTTCGCTTTAAGCTAGTCATATTCTTACCAAATACTGCCTCGTTATAGACCACATCAGCATTAAGCTGGTCAGTAATGACACACACCTTTTTCGTGATGTTACCTTGTGAGTCAATCTCAACATAAGGATCGATCTCAACGTTATAGGTCTGGATTAGTGTCTGCACTAAGGTACTAGCTTTTGTTTTACCATCAATGGTAATCGATGGAGTCATCACATTAGTAGTCTGATAGTCTAGCTCCCAGCCAGTAGCGTTAAAGCACTGGTTAAAAGCCGTCTGAATCGAACTAGCACTAGCCGTAATTGCCACTGGGTAATGATGAGCTAGTGTGTATAAGCATAGATTGGTAAAGTTAGCCGTTGTAACGTGCTTAGTAGCGGTGGTATTGCTTTCTTCCACGCTGTATATGCGCATGACATGCCAATGGCCTGATAGCTCGTCATAATAAGCTAGGTTGTTGCCAGCGACTACTTTATCTGAATCAGGCTGGCCTTGAAGCACGTCTAATGAACCTTGATGATCGAACTTCTTAGACTGGGCATTTAGATTAATCGTGCCGTTAAAGTTGTCATCAGAGCCCACATTAACGTCATCATCATATGACGTACTAGTTGTGTCTGAATCAGCTAGTTGTATCTTCACGCTATCGTTTGAAAACTTAGTAGCCCCATCAATGGTCAATGTACCAATCCGCTTTAAATTAGGGTCTAGAATTAAATACTGGTTATTTAAAGCCATCTATTTTAACCTCCTTGTTTAGTTATGTATGTAAAAAGGCCGCCCTTAATTGGGAAGCCTTTAGTATTGTTATAGTATTCTTGGTAGATATTTCAGGGTCATTTGAGCGTCATCTAGGTCACCAATCATTGACAAACCATTAACGCCCGGTTTCAACTTAGGAAAGTCGGTTGACCAAACTGGTGAAACTAGCTTGCCGTTTACAGTAACCGTATCAGTCTCACAGTCCATCACAATTTCTTCACCGGCGCCAGCAATATAAGTTGGCTTTGTTGTGTCAACTTTATTGACTTGCCATATTTGAAGGTCAGTCATTGACATAAAGGGGTTACGATAGGCAATTTTATAATTATCTTCTGTAATTGGGTGCTTTAGGAAGACAGAACCAATCCCACCCAAGGCTGTCTGATACTTATTTTGAGTATCAACATAGGTTCCATGCACTAACATGTGAATATTAGGGTCCAGGAATGGTTGGCCTGTTTTGGTCGAATACTGGGTGATACTCCAGGTAAATACTTGCCCTCGTTTAGTGATGTCCAACATTAGCCAAGCACCTGCCAGCGCGGAGTCCTCCTCTTTATTGACCACGGTTGTATAGGTATCAACGGTTTCGTTAACGGTTTTCTTAGTTACTTTTCCACTTTTGGAACGCCCATATTTAGTGACAGTTTTGGTTGTCGTGCCAGTTTTGATTTGAATTTTCTGGTCTGGCTTGTTTGTAAAAGAACCTGCTGGTCCTGAACCATAGTACAAGTCAGTATAGCGGTCACCATATTCTAATGTTGAGCCAGGCTCGCATATTTGAAGCCTAGCCATAGGTTTAGCACCATAAGCCATGTCGCGCATACCAAAGCGTCCAATAGTGTTACCGTTAGGGTCTAATAGCAAGACTTCAACACGCCCCATCGCGCGACCATTATGGGTACCACTATATTTAAATTGATGGATACCCGTTCGTACTCGCCAGTCAGTCAGTGAGTTTGTCATGCCAGTATAACGATAGGCGGGGCCATACCAGCGGTCTTCCCCGGTTGTGGGGATTGTACCAAAGTCATATCCAGCGCTAGTTACAGCCGGTCGCATTACATTGGTCGCAGTCTTAATTTCACTGTGGCCTTGATACGTGTACGTTTCACCAGTCTTCATATTACTAATTGCGTTGGCATCATTTGTCCACATTGCCATAGTTCCTAGCGGGTCATCAACAACTTTAGTATAAGGTTGAACCGCAGTGGCTTGGTCTCCCGGTGACTCAGGTCCTAGACCAAACTGACCACCATTTAAACTAAAGCCAATATACTTTAAATCTCGTTTAGGTATGACCTGAATAACCGGCTCCGTTCTAGCGGTACCATCAACAGTGATTGTATTTAAACCGTTCTTTAAGGGTGTTTCAATCTGTGGGAGGGTTGCCCGTGGGTCGGATTGCACAAAAGTAATGGTTAGTGTCATGTCATACATACCCGTGTTAATCGGGGCTGGGTCACTAATTGCGGTAATGTGTCCCCAATAGCTCACCTTGGGTTCAAAGCCAAATACTAGTGGGTACTCTTTACCATTATCGCTAGGGTCATCGCTTAATAGCAGACCACTTAAATTGTGCATTATCTGATTAAATCTAGCTTGGTTATCGGCGCAGTAAATGGATACCGGTATACTAATCGTCCGACTAGTAAAGTCCGTGCCATTAAATTGGTTACCATACATGGCCGGTATATCAGTCACCTGTTCAGCCATAGCTGGCGCACTAGGTAATACCACGTTTCCCATTTCGACCTGTAAATCGTCCCGGCTATTTAAACCGGCATATTCAAAATCATCTCGTTGTAAGGTCACGATTTAACCTCCTTTTTAAGTTTAGCTATGTAAAAAGGGCGCCCATTTAAGGACGACCCTTTGATTGATTTGGATACTAGTACCCCATCATTTGTGAATATTGTGAAGCTGTCTTGTTGTCAGATTTAACCGCATTAACCACATCAGATTTAGCAATGACTGCTTGAACGCTACCTTGGCCTGATACTAAAGCCGTCAATAATGCAATGACTTTATCAAGCTTCTCACTACTTTCACTGTTAGTAGACGCAACCTGACTACCATTGTTGCCATTTACAACTTGACTAGCCTGTGCGATTAACTGGTTAGCTCGACTCTTATTAGTCAATGGCAAGATCATTTCAGGCTTGTTGTGTTCAGCGACCTCAATCAACTGGTTAGTGTTGATAATGCCACCGTTTTCGTAGCCTTCGGGCCCACTAACACGAGCAAACGCACTAGCACCTGAGCCATATTTAGCCTTCATATAGTGGATACCAGCTAGCAGGTCATCATAACCATTCAGGATATTATTATGGCCGGGAAACTTGTAAGCTTCAAAAGTTGGTCTAATAGTTTGAACTAGCCCCATTGAGGGAATACCCATTTTAGCGTTAGAGTCCCAATTGTTAACCACTGTCGGGTCACCGTTTGACTCACGTGCAATAACTTTCATCCAAGCTGATACTTGACTAGCACTGGCTTCAAAACCGTTCTTCTTCAAGGCTTTGATAACATCTGGCTTCCAACGTTGAACACCTGAGCCGCCGGGGTTACTACTACCGCCATCACCAAACATATCTGCTAACTTGCTGATGAACTTCCAGAAACCACTACCTACTTGCTTTTTAATGGTGCCTAACAGGCCACTAGATTTAGAAGACTTATCCGAGCTAGTGCTATCTGATAAACCGGGTACTCGTCCATAACCAGCAAACGTACCATAGCCACCACCATGAACTTTACTGATACCCATACCGTCTTTTTCATTTTCAGCACTGTAAAACTCGCCATTGCCGGTGTATACCCCAACGTGATCGCTACCATCTGGGCCAAAGAATACCAAATCACCCGGTTTAGGATTGCTGACATGCTTAGACGCCCTATACTGCTCACCACTGGTCCGTGGGAAGCTAATTCCAAGCTTCTTTAGGGTGTACTCGACTAGGCCCGAACAGTCGAACGCACTAGGGCCCTCAGCACCATAAACATACTTATTTGTGGCACCGTACTTCTCCATTGCATTGACTAGAGTGGAACTAGAAGCGCCACTGTCTAGGCTGTCACTAACGCCACCCCATAGCGTTGACCACCATGTCTTAGCTTGTTTCTCAACACCATTAAATAGGCCTTTACCAATGTTGCTCATGACACCTGAGATACCTTTGGAAGACCAGCTAAACAAGTTTTCAAGTGATTTAACCGGGTGAGCAATAATGTTTTCAGCGGTCTTGAAGAACTTCTCTAAACTGCCTACCTTTTTACCGACCCAACTAGTTACGCCTGAGATACCACTAGTCACACTGTTTAAAATGTCCCCAAAGAAGCCACCTGCTCCAGTACCGTTAGCATACTTAGTCACGCCTTGCATACTCATTAACATGGCTGTCTCACTAGCATTTAATACCTCAGTGCCAGCTGGTAACATTATCTTAGTGTTACGGCCTTGAACAATGCCTGAGTCACCATTAGGTAGCATGACCATTTCTTTATTGCCAGTTTGTGGGCTGTCATTACCATCATTAAGCATTGCCATAGTAGGACGTGTAATCGGGTTACGTGCCCCACTAAACATACCAGTACCAGCGGCAAAATGAACATGGCTTAAATCACCGATCGTCTTTTTCTTACCACCGAAAGTATGGATGACACTATCAACCGCATTAATCCCACCGTTGATAATATCAATGACATCATTCATGCCATCTTTAGCAAAGCCCTTTAAGTCTTTCCACAAACCTTTGAAGATGTTCTCAACGCCGGTGCCTAAACTAGACCAGCCACCCTTAAATTTACCCTTGAATGTTGATAGCCAGTCACCCATTGAATGGCCGAACACTCTAGTATGGCTCAAATTTTTGTTCCAATACCCGTGTAGGTTAGACCGCATCTTGTCCCAGTGCTTATTCCAGCTACTTGACCAGCTCTTCTTCCATCCAGTCCATTTGGTGCCCATGCTAGAAAAGAAATTCTTAGTATGCTTGTATGAGCCAGTCCAGGCATCGTGTAAGCCGGATTTTGTACTGTTCCAGTGCTTTGTCCAACTCTTCTTAAAGCTAGACTTCCAGCCGTCCCACTTCTTGCCAACACTACTAAAGAACTCTCTAGTGTGCTTCAATGAACCGTCCCATGCACCTTTTAAATTCTTACCCATGTTTGACCAGTGCTTGTTCCAACTCTTTTTAAAGCCAGATTTAAATTTGTCAAATTTCTTTCTAATGTTGTTGACGGTGTTTCCAACTGTTTTAACAGCTTTAGAACCCCATTTTAGTAAGCCTTTACCAAAGTTAACTACCGCTTTAAACGTCTTGTTAACCCATTCACGGAACGGCTTAATGTGCTTGTAAGCCTCATAGAATGCTACACCTAAAGCAACCACAGCAGTTAAAACTAGGCCGATTGGGTTAGCTAGTAACAGTCTTCCTAATGACAGGAATGATTTACCTAGTGTCTTAATACCAGCACCTAGCACACTGAATGCTTTAGATGCCCCTTTATAGGCAATTTTAGCCGTCCATGATAGTCCCTTGCCTATCAGCTTGCTAGTGCCTTTAGTAGCCTTCCATAATAGGCCAACTGATTTAGACGCACCCTTATAAGCAATCTTAGCAGTCCATGATAGCCCCTTACCGATTAGCTTGCCAGTGCCTTTAGTAGCCTTCCATAATAGGCCAACTGATTTAGACGCACCCTTATAAGCAATCTTAGCAGTCCATGATAGCCCCTTACCGATTAGCTTGCCAGTGCCTTTAGTAGCCTTCCATAATAGGCCTACCGCTTTAGAAGCACCCTTCCAAGCAACCTTAGCAGTCCATTTTAGGCCTTTGCCAATTCCTTTAGCAGTGCCTTTAATAGCTTTGCTGAATAGGGTTAGCTCTCGTTTACCCTCAGCACCATCAACCTTTGGTTTGAACACAATCCGGCTAAGCTTACCACCTATGCCTTTCGCCAAGTCTAAACCACTGAATGCTAGCTTTAATGCAGATATACCCTTACTTGCTACAAATGCACTAGAAGCTAAACCTGCGAATACTTTAGGGTGTTTCTCAGCGAATCCACCGACAATCTTCAATATTGGTTCAATGTCCTTAAGAGATTGTACAAACACATTGAAAGATGTCTTGGAAGCAGTCTTCATTGAGCCAAAGAATGACTTTATTTCTTTTTTATGAGCAACAATATTAGCGCCAACTTTATCAATGCCTTTAGCTAGATTAGCCAACATTTTATTGAGGCTATCACCAACGTTAAACTTTTTACCAGCAAACGCTTTAGTTATGTCATTAATCTGCAAGGCTAGTGCATTGCCAACATCTTTAAACTCAGATTTAGTATTTTTATCGCCAATCCACTTGGTAAACTGGCCCATTAATGGGGACTTCATATTGGCAATTGGCTTGTAAACGGCATCTAATAAAGCCGGCATTTGAGTCTTGATTGACCGTTCCATACCGGGTATGGTCTTCATCAAGTTTTCTGAGGCTTTGGCATACTTGCCACCAAGAGAGTTCATGACTTCCTCAGCGTCTTTAGCACTAATCTTGCCGGCACTCATCTGGTCACGTAGTGTTGACATGGTTAACTTGCTATTATGCTGTTGCTTCTTTTCAAACTCTAGCATTTTACCAGCGTACATCGGCAATTGGTCGTTAATCATGTTAAAGTCACCAAGTTGCATCTTGCCACTTGATAGCATATGAGTGAAGTTAGTACCTAATCTAGTAACATTCTCATCACTTAGGTTAAGCGTATCACCCAACGTTAAGATGGACTTAGTTAATTCCTTGGTTCGTGGCGCATTGTCAAACACATGGTAAAATGACTGGTTAAGTTCATCAACCACATTAATGTTCTGGTTGAAGGCCGAGGCTAACTCATTACCAATGCCGACCATTTGTTTACCTTTTCCGTTTGAACCAGTTAAAGTAGTCCATGTGGCCGTCATTGTACGTTGCTTGTTATCATATTCTGTTACAGCACTAGTAAGTTCGCCAAAGGATGCCGTTATACTTGATAAAGCGTTGGTAACCCCATTAGCAACTAAGTGGGCGCCTAATATGGTACCGAATAAATGAGATGTCTTCTTAGCCTTGTCATCAACGGAATCTAACTTGGACCGTACACCTGACATAAAGCCATGTGGCTCTTTTTCCATCGCCTTAACTAGCTCATTTTGGCTAGTCTTAAGCTTAGCCATACTAGTGGCGGTCTGATTAACACGAGTCTGTTGTAGCTTGTAGGCGTCACTAGTAGCACCACTAGCCGTCCTAATCCGTTCCAGTTCGCTAGTTTGAGCCTTATATTGGGACTCCATGTTAGAATAGGCCTGTTTTAAACCACCTAACTTAGCCTTGTTAGCTTCGGCTGAATTACCCTCTGCTTCTAGGCGCTTTACATAGGACTCACTTAAAGCTGTACTCTGTTTATAGCCCTTTTGTAGGTCGGCTAAACCTGAATTGTAATACTGTAGTTTTGACTTGGCTCGATCTAGCTGACCGCCCATTGAGTCATATGACCGACTAGCCTTGTTAATCTGGTCAGATAGCTTTAAATATTGTTCTTCACCGTCTTTGGTGTCTCTGTTTAGACCTGCTTGACGGGACTTTAACTCATCAATCTTAGCCTTTTGAGCTTCCATTGATTTGGATAAGCCATCTACCCTAGCTGCTGCGGCCTTTTGATACTCACCTGCTGACTTTAATGCCGTTTCTTGGGCTTTCCAACCACTAGTGTTAGCTCTAACCTCAGCAGTTAACTGTTTGAGTGATTTAACAGCCTCTGCTGAATCTAAGCCAACTTTGCTGGTCATCTCACGGCCGACTACTTTTTTAGCCATTCTTTTTTAACCTCCTTTTAGGCACAAACGCTTATAAGCCATACGTTTGATTAATGGCTTCTAGTGGGTCAACCAGTTCAGCACGGTCTTCCTTTTTACGAGCGTTTAAACTAGCCATCATATTAAAAAAGGAGCTATCATCAAATTCTTTCGGTGATAACCCCTCGGTTAATAATTGTTGAGCTAGCAAGTTGAAGTCTTCCTGTTGGTTTTTCAACTTCAAGACTTCCTTTTTAAGCTCACCGTTACGTTTGTGCCGGCTTATTTTGACGACTTAGCGTCTTCAATGGCTTTACGTTGTTTCTGTTCGGATAGTTTAATATCAGCGTCTGAGATGCCGTTTAAGCGCATAATCAGGTATCCAACGCCTTCACCAAACCGTTCAATCGAGATGGTATCGTTAATCGTTTCCATCTGCTGATCAGTGTAGCCCATGACCCGTTGTACAAAGTCGGCCATATCATCTTGCAATTCTAGGCCGTTTTTCATTGCGTCTAGTTCAGTAACTTCTTTTTCGGTGTCTTGTGATTCCAGCATGCTAATTTGAACCTTAGTAGCTAATCGAATGATATTGTTAGTTGGTGTTACATTGGCCGTCTTGTTGATTTTAAAATAGTTTTTAGCATTAATTTTCATAGTTATTTGTACCCCTTTATTCAAAATTGTATGTAAAAAGCCACCTTTTCAGGCAGCCTCTTTGATCTATCCTTGTGTAGTACCGCTAGTCGTACCACCAGTTGTACCGCTTGCTGGCTTGGTGTAGCCGCCAAATGTTTCAGCCATAAGTTTATCTAAACTGAAGTTAGCGTCATTTGATTTGGCAATCATGTAGGGTTGTTGTACCCCATTGGCTGCTAAGAAAATGTCTGACTTCAATGGTGTTAAGACAGTACCATTTAGAACCGTCGAATAAGCCGCTTCATTATTAGTATCGGTTGAGTTGTTGGATGCTTCTTCAACAAATTCAATGTTATTGAAGCATTCATAAATTGAAATATCCCCATCTAGTGATTGGGATTCAGCAATCATCGCAACATGTGGCTTAGGCAACTGACGAACCCAAGCACCTGTATTGGTGTTTTGTGTGTATCCCTTTAGCATTTGGTTAATCTTGAAGTCCAAGTCCAAAGCGGTTAAAGCCAGCGTTGGCATAGACTTACCATAAGCTGTACGCTTGATTTGGCCATTCCCCCAACCAGGCGTCCCGGCTGCTTCAATAGCGGTCACGTTAATTTGACTAAAACCTTCACCTTGATGGTCGGCAACATAGATGCCGTCAGCAGATAATCCTTTGGTAGCGTCTTTAATTAAGTCACCATTATCGTCTAGCAAAGCAAAAGTTGCTTTGACAATGTTGTGTTTTGACATTAAATATCTCTCCTTTAAATCATTTCGTTTTTAGTTACGTAAATTGTTTTGGTTACTTGGTTGGTATCTTGGTCAGTTGTGTGGTGCTGACTAGATACAATTAGCCATCCGGCAGCTTTAAGGCTTTTCATCAAAGCTATCTCAGCTTCTAGTGGGTTAAAGTCATCTGCTAGGTCAACCTTATAGAAGATTTGAATCTCAACACCCATTGCTATGCCTTTAAACGTGCTGTTTGCCAGATAAGCCGGACTTGAATCGGTCTCTTGCAATAGCATGACTGTACTATCAGTGTTGTCTAAATCTTCGTTAGGTATCTCATTCAGGTAAACTTTATCTAGCCACGTTAAATTGAGGGCGTTAACTAGGCTGGCTACCTGTGATACTGGTAATAACACTAGTCATCGTCCCCCTTCTTATACTCATCTAGCATGGCATTAAAAACGTCATCTTGTGAGTCAGCTAAGTTCTGGTCAACAAAGTGATCAGCCTTAATATGCTTAGTCCCATCGTTTAACCTTCTGGCATTCATGTCATGGAATTTGTTAGTCCACCCGACAATTGAGCTACCATCATGTTCGCCGTCTATATCGTTGCTGTTATAGCTTATGTTGTCAGCCATGTGTCCGTACTTCTCGTCTTTATGACTTGAATAGTGTTTCTTTTTTGTGACTTCCGTCAAGTTATCAGCTAATTTCTTAGCGCCAGCTTTGGTTATCTTTTCTTGCTCAGACTCGTTAGGTACTAGCTTGTGGACGTCTTTAAGCCAGCTTGCTAGTTGGTCGGCCATATCATTGTTTGCCATAGCTAGGCCCCCTTAGTAACCTGTTTAAGCGTCAAATAATCGCAAGACAGATAATTGCTAGAATCATCTATGCTGTCATTGATGACATCGTAAAGTTTACCTTTATACTGACACTTAATACCTTCATAAACTTTAGGATTATGCCTAATAATGACCACTACTTGCTCTAATTGTTCAGCTGTGAGTTGATACGAAGATGCAATTGATCGTGTATAGGGTGCACAGTATAAACTAAACTGACTAACAAATGTCTGTTTACTAGTTCCATTAATAGGATTTTGAACAGTTTTAACAGTGCCAATCTGTATACGTTGGTTAAAGTCAACTGGGGTTAACCGATTAGTTGCCATTGTCGTTCACCTCATCCTGCTTTTGACTATACAGACCTCGTAATTGGCCAATAATCGAATCAACAACTAAGTCAACTGGATTAACAGTGTTTGAAGTGATTGATGTCCGATAATACCAGTATGAACCAGCTAAGGCGTAAACAGCCGTTTCAAACAAATCATTCACGCATTCCATCTCGTAGAACCCCGTAACACCATTTTCATCACCAATGGCCTGTTTAATGTAGCTAGTGGCTGCAGACAAGTAGCCTGTTAGCAGCTTGTCGTCATCATTCCCGTCAATTCGCAAAGACGATTTCAATGTTTTTAAATCGGCTGCCACTTAAATCACATCCTTACTTAGCCGCCCAGATTGTTACTGTACTGTGTATTTATTGGCGACATGGTTGGCTAATTACTTAGCAGGGGTCGTTGTAGCAGCACTCGCTGCAAAGTTGGCCGGTTGGTCAGCGATTGTACTGAACGAACCTGCAACAAAGGCTTCCGTATCAGTAGCTTCAACATCAAAGCGATCAATTACGCGAATCTTGGTTTGGTCTTTTTCAAAGGCGCCACCACCAATATTGGTAGTCAATAATGAAGTGCTTTCTCGGTCAAACAAAGTTACCGCTTGTGATAAGTCACCGTAATACAATGGATAAACTGGTGCCGCTGCCGTCCCAGTATTTGGCAACCACTTGTCAGCTACTTCTACAATTCGCTTGCCATGGATTAAATATTGATCAGGTTGTGTTGGATCGGGTTGCAATAAGTAACGTCCCATAGCATCCTTAACCTCGGAAAGCACATTTAAACCTGACGTATTTGTCATTAAGAACGAAGTAGTCTTAATGGCAGGATCAACGGCAGTGTTAATCATCGTAATAATGTCATCAAACTTAGCTAAGGTTGGTTTCTTAGGTGCGTTATTCATTGCTGCAATAATTTTAGCGTTGCGAGTAACAACAACCTTCTTAGCAATCCATTGAGACAGCCATTCCAAAATGTTGTCAGCGGTATCCTTTAGCAACGAATTCGTGGCAGTGGTAATGCCAGCATACCGATGAATCGTGTATTTAATAAGGGATAACTTAGGATCATCATTATCACCAATGGTAGCCGTTTCATCATCTAAATCAGCCAGCGGAGTAACGTCAGTCCACTTTTCGTAAACTCGTGACCCGGTTTGAGTTGCAACAGTTTCCCGATTAACATACTGTTGTAATGAATCGTATTGGCGAACCAGCGTATTAATTGCCGTTTGAATATCTTGAGGAATAGTTAAGCCGATTGCATTGCCACCTTCGTCGGTAGAAGAAGTTACCAAATTCATAACTTTCGGGTCGCCTTTAATCATACCTTGGAAGTTCTTAATGAACTCAGCTTTGATGTCTTTTTCATTATCATCAAGTGGGGTCTTTTCCTTATCATTCATGTTGGCAATCTCTTGAGCCTTACGTTCTTCTTCTAATTGTTCATGTAAAGCATCACGCCGGGCAACCGCATTGTCGCGATCTTGTTTCATTGCTTTAAATTTTTCTTGATCAAAGCTGTCGTCAAGGACAGCTGCGTTTAACTTGTCGTTCAAGTCTGACACCTTTTGTCCTTGGGAAATCCAAGCGTCATTAATTGTATTAATATTAGCCATTAGTTGGCCTCCTTTTGATTTTTTCCAAATAAAATAGCCAATTTGCTGTTTCGTAATTCAGCAGATTGACTATTAGTAGTATTTTCTTTTTTAGACGGCTTAATTTTATCCTTATCCGCCTTGTAAATTAGATTCATCAGCTTGTTAACTGCAGATTTAGGTGGAATATGCGAGATAGCATTCACTGGTTGCAATTGTTGATCATTAGCAAACATAATTTCGTCAGCGAAACCTTTATCGACGGCATCACTAGCGGTTAACCATGTTTCGTTTGCCATTAATTGTAGCAAGTCAGCTTGATCCATGCCGGTTTTAGCCTCATAAGCGCTGGCAATCGATTGATCAATGCCATTTAAAATACTGGCTTCATGCTCCAAATCGTCAGCATTACCAGCTGGTTGTGACCAAGCTTTATGGATCATAATCTGAGCAGTTGGTGAAATGTTGATGTGATCGCCAGCCATAGCAACCACACTGGCCGCACTAGCGGCTAAGCCTTGAATATTAACTGTTACATCGCCAGCATAATTTTTTAGCATAGTGTAAATCTCACTAGCCGCAAAAACATCGCCACCATTGGAAGCAATATCAACTTCAAGCGCTTCATCATCACCGTCGTCATCGTCATCGTCACTGTCATCATTTAAAATGTCAGCAACACCCGAAGGCGATACTGCTGGCATTCCAAAGAACTGATAGAAACCGGCTGTTTGATCATCAACGATATCGCCTTTAATCATTACTTTCTTTGTCATCATTATCACCTCCTTTTCCCGATTGAATCACAGCTTGTTGTGTCGTTGGGTTCTTAGCTTCAGGCATTTCATCCGGAAAATAACCAGTCTGCTGTAGTAACCAAGTTGCTTGATTATTAGCAATTGTGCCGTCCTTAGCCAGTCCCGATAGGGTAGCTGCAAATGAGTCTCCCAATGGGTCTACAGCAGTCCGGATATTGGCCGTAATCTTAGCATTAAGCTTATTATCCAGCTCAGCTAAAATCGCCTGTAAATAGCGATTAAGGGCATTGGTGTACATGCCTTTAATTTGGTCAATATTACTTTGCTGGTCGCCTTGGCCGTTTAAATAGCTATCAGGAATGCCGAAGACTTTAGCGATTTGCTTACTCGTCCAATCTGTTTGGCTTAACAGCTTAGTAACATCGGCTTTCATTTCTAGTGGCTTGTAATCTTCAAGTTGATCAATAACTACCGGGCCGCCGTTTGAACTGTTCACCTGTTTCATGAAGTTACGTGAGCGGCTGGCCTTCATCTTCTCACTTAGCAACCCACCGTGCTGAATAGATAGAACGCCAGGAGCACTAATTGAACGTGCCAATGCAGCCAACGTTAAACTGTTAGACGAACTCTTGACTTGTAACTCATTCGATAATGCTTTTAACGGACTATTACCAGTCATACCGCCATCGGTACTAGCCCATCGAATATGAATCATGTCAGACTGTGGTACATATTGAAGAACGCCCAAATTGGGTTCGTCAAAAGTAACCGTGTAGGTTAAGCCACTGCCATCATCTAATAAGTAGGTTTGCACTTGGCTAGGTCGCAAATATTCCCAGCGCAGATCTAAGCCATTAGGATTACGCCAGCGATATGCAAAGCATTCACCACCCAATAACAATTGTGAATACATCGACTGCCAAAACGTGTGACCATTAGCTGTCGTACTGGGATTGTTTAGGATTCCCTGCGCTCGTGGCATATTAGCCATTAATTGTACCGTGGCTAAGTCTCCAGATATTTGATTAACCGCTGAATAAATATCTGAATTTTCCAAAGCATCTTTGGCACTAACATACTCATTATTGCCAGTTGGTGACAAAAAATTAATGATATTATCGTCTTCTACTGGCACGCTTTGAATACTAACTGAATTATTTATTGCCGTTGGTGGTTCAAAAAAAGGCATTGTTAATCACCTCCTTTTTGGCCAGCTGTTACGACTTCCGAAAGCCAGCCAACTAAAAACAAAGCTACAGCAATTGCTAGAACGCCCTGTGCCTGCCCAAATAAAAAGGCTGCATATACCCCAGCAATCATACCTAGAATGAAACACAGTACATCAAAATAATGCCAGATAGTTGCAAAAAATTGTTTAAAAATCATCAATATCATCTCCTAGCAATCCTGACTCCGGGTTATTAAACCATTCAAGAACTTGTTTTTCGTTCATACGTTCGACCTGTTTATCAGGATTGTTTACGTCTGAAAAGTCTTCAAAGTGATACATGGCTTGGAATAAGGCATCAATTAACGCATCTACCACATCAATCTTCAATGTGGCCTTAGCTTTATCGACTTGAATACCAATTTTGTCTTCATAAATTTCAGCATTTAGTAATGCCTTTTCCATAATTCGATCATCCAAGCGGTCTACCGAGCCTTCAACAAACATCGTCTGCAAAAACTTAGTTGGATCCTTCAATTCACTAGTCCGCTGCCGAATGGCTTGCAATGGCCACCCTGAATTCAAATCCAATTGCTTGATTGTGGGTGTTAGCCCCCACGCATCATAACCAAAGAAAACAACTTCCAGTCGATGCCGCTCAACAAAGTTAAGTAACCACTGATAAACTTGCTCGTCATTGATTAGTCCTTGAGGATGGCTACTAATTGTGCAAAATCCCTTTTGAGCTAAGTTCCGATAATTAATACCGTCTTGCTTTTCTTTAGCTTCAATCGAACCAGCTTTCTGCCAGGGAATAAAGCTATGCTGATAAATAAACCATCGTGGTTTGTCATTATTATCACGATAAGGAAATACAAACGCTAGCGCCGTGTTATCACTAAACATCGAGTAGTCAAAGCCAATATAGACTTGCCGGTCATCAAAACTAAATGATGATATAATAGCTCGCTCAACGTCAGGCAGTTTCAAGAAGCTATCGGCCGATTGCTCTAGCCACAAGTTGAGGTTTTTATTTTGGAAATCGTTGAGTGTGCCCGACAAAGCGTCAGAATCACGCTTATCTGTCAAGCCGTTCAGCAACACTTCTCGTTGGCTCGGTAAATCTAGTAAGGGATTACTTTTAACCCACATATCGGGCTTATAAGTTTCGTCCAGATTGTCCTGCGACCAAATAAGCCCCAAATATGTATCAGCATCGCGCAAATAATCTTGTTCCATGGCTTGCTGAATCATACGCTCATCATCGTGAAACGGAACAGTGGGATCAGGATATGCCGTTGAAATTTGAATAAATTGCCGATTAGGTACTTTAACTTGCCCTGACACAATCTTAGAAACCTTTTGTCGTGTCTTAATTTCACCAATCTCATCAAATATAGCCGTTGTGAAATGAAAGCTATCGTACTGACCAGCTTCGTGACTGATTGCTCGCAGTTTATTGTTATTACTACTCATCACAACTTGGTCCGCTTGTGAAGACAATGTCCGAGTATCTAGCCCACTATCAGCAATCAATGACTTAAATGGCTCAATAGTTGCAATCTTAGCAAGCATTGACTTAATGTAGCCCAGAATCTTGCTCGTTTGTTTGTAATTAATGGATGAAACTAAATAGTCTTGGTTAGATAGTCCCAATGACTCAATTAAATAACTATAGGCAGTAATAATCGCCATAAGATAAGTTTTGCCTTGGCCCCGCGCAACGGAAACAATTGCTCGTGAAAAGCGCTTGCCACCGTCATCATTACGCCAACCAATCAGCATTGCCATAATAAACTCTTGCCATGGCATTAGTTTTGTGGGTTCACCAGTATCAACATTCGGGCAAATTGCCGCAAACTTCAAAACCTGTGAAACTTTCTTAGTTGAATAATGAAAGGAAAAGTCAACACTTCCCTGGCGCTGTAAATCACGCAAATGCCGTAGTGCAGCTAGCTTAATCAAATAACCGGTAACAACATCGCCATCTAAAACTGAGAAAGCGTATTTGGTACCAGCATCGTTATAACGTGTTTTAATGGATTGCCAATCGATTGATTGGTAAACGCCCAAGACATCGTGTGTTTGTGTTAGATCAACTTTCATAATTACCGCCTATCCTAAGAACTCTTTCATTCGATCAGCTACGCTACGTTTGTCTTTGTGATCATCTAAATTCAGCTTTAACAAATCACTACGCGATTTTGGCGACAAGCCTAGTTCAGCGCCTAGTTTAGTCAGATTTTTAACCGCTGAATCGTAAATTTGCGTCATGGGATTACGCTTGTAGCCCACGAAGTCTTGACCAATTTTTTTACCGGTCTGATCTTGTAACGTTTTATAGATTGCTTGGACTTCACCGTTTTCCTGGATATGTTTATACGCATTGCGATAAATCTCATATTGGGAAGCATATTGCTCTACAAGCCCGCTATCAATGCGTTTAACCGGGGTACCATCTTCTAAAAAAGGCACTAATCGACGCCAAACGACCTTAGCTTGCCGGCCTAAGTAAGCTGGCGGTGTACGTGTTAATTGCCCGTCGTTGACGTCTTTATCCGACTTTTTCACCACTACTCTCTCCTTTCATTATTTGGTGACCCCCCCTACCTAGAAATTTTCAAAAATTGTTTCTATCACAAAATGACGGCAATGTGTGCGCTCTTCCTGGGACGTGTTAGGGGGCGGGGCTTGTTTTAATAATCATCGCGACTAATTGCATTAATAAATTTAAAGTTGCTTAAATCAAACGATATGAGCTTATAAATCAATGAGGATTGACCAGTTTGATTTTTCTACCAACTGATACCCTTTGCTTTTTAGAACCTGTTCTAACTTTCTCTTTTGGCTGGGATTAAAGCTGATAAGATCAACATAAGCCTTATCATCATTCTGCAAAGCAGCTGTTTCAATTTCACTCTTAACATGTGCAATTTGTTTATCGGTTAGTTCCTGTTGCATTGCTGATTTAATTACTTCGTGGTCAGGAATCTTATCATATCTATTCGTCATGACTACCACTATCCTTTCTATTGTCCTATCATTTGACTAAGGTGTTCGCGTTTAAGTTCTGATTGCTTGATTGCTTTGACAACTGTTTCAGTATCAATGGTTGCACCTGATTTACCAATGAACTCAAGCGGCGCAATAGACTTATCAAGCACAACGACATCTTCAGCCGTATGAACTTGCTGACGCCATTGTTTTCTAATAGCGTCCTTTGTCTTCATATCAACAAAATTGTCAGCATTCACGCAAATAATCCACAGATTAATTGATTCAATATAATATGATTTCAATATCTTCACTCCTTATCCATTAACACAACGATTGCTGATACATCATTGATCGGCGTTACGCTTTGCAACTCGTTGCCTTGGCCAGTGCCATAATATGATTGTTCCCAATCCGTCTTGAGTCGGTGACACTTACCGCAGATAACAGCTAAGTTATCAACGTTAGCTTTCGATGTTTCATCAAACTCAATTGGCACAATATGATCAACTGTCTTAGCAGGCGTGATGACGCCTTGCACTTTACAGTAAGCACACAAGTAATGGTCACGCTCTAGGACTTGTTGCCTTAGATGTGACCATTGCCTTGTCCGATAGAAGCTGTATTGCTGACGCTTATCGTCATTACGATAACGTGTAACCGTGTTGTACTTGTGCATGTATTGCTTGTCATTGCTACGTGCCCAACGTTGCCGACTAGCCAAGTACTCAGCTTCATGCTCATAGTGCTTCTGACAATAGTGGTCAGGGAACGTAACCATTGCATGGCAGTTAGGATAGCGGCATCTTCTTGTCCTTGGCATTACCGTAATTCTCTTTCAATTTCCATTTTCTCTTTTTTGCTGCGCTTCAACATGCGCTCTTCCACCTGATCAACGATTGAATCCAATACTTCATCAGATATATGAACGCAGCCAACGTTGTCAGGAATAAATGCTTCTAGTGGCTCGTCCGCTTTCTCTGGCTTAAGGCTAAGCGAGTGTTTCCCACGAAGTGGGACTGGTGCTGTTCTATTTTTGAACATGTTACTTCTCCGTTTCTTTGGTTGAATGCTGTTAGGTCTCGTTGGCGCTTTACTGTTTGGCTGATCAGGCATGATACTTTTGTATTTATCTTTTCTTACAAACATGTTGCTTCCTCCGTTTCTTTTCCAAATTAAAAGCGCCATGCTGTTTAGCACGACGCTTCATCCATTTATCTAAGTGGGCATCTATCTCTGCTTCTTGTGGCGTGACATAGCCGTATTTTGTGTTAAGCATCTTTGCCATGATACTCTCCGTTATTTGTCATAATCATCTATATTTCCAATAATTTGAAAAGTTCCATTTGGATAAACATCTAGCCAGTCATTAATTCCCAAAACAGGGTTTTCTACGCCTAAACCTTTAATTCCAGTTTTATTTTGTCCATTCGTTATTATAACGGTTTCGTTTGTATATCTATTAATAGCAATATCTCCTAATTCTATTTGTTCACCTTTGATATCATATCTTGTATCAACTCGATTATTCACTTTCTGCACCTCTTCCATAATAAAAGAGACTATAGCGTATTATAGCCCGCCATAAGTCCCTCTATACTTATTCTTTACTGTACCTATTGTAAAATAACAATAATGTATCTAAACGTGGAGAACTTCTGTATACAGTCCCCAATTTAAACCCAAAGTCATCATAAATTTCAAACTCACAGGGGTCAATGCTATCCAACCTACCCGTAAAACCGATTCTTATATCTTTGTTAGAATCAATTTCTTTTTTTAAAAATTCTAATTGTTTGTCAATGTTAGGAATGTTTCTTCTGAAAAAACTATGTCTAAGCTTCAATTTTGCTTCTTTTTTTCCGTCTATTTGTTGAGCCCCCAAATCATAAGATTCATCTGAATTTTTTGTGATCGAAGTTAGCTGTGCTGTAGACTTTAATATGACTCCTTTATCTGAATCCAATAACTCTGTAAACTTTTTCTTTGTAATTCTTCCTTTAATTACTTTTCTATCAGTTACAGAACTAGGTTCAATTCCACCACGTGAACTGGGCTCAAGAATAACACCCGATTCTTCATCCATTTGTTCAGTACGTTCAAGTGGTTTTTTCTTACCTTTGTGGCTTTTTCTCGTTCTTTTCTTTCTGTTAGGAAACATATCATCCATTAAACCGTTTAATCTTGAAGAAATATCATCCTCTTCAAGCGCGGCTAGTATCTTTTGGTATTTTCTTTTTTTCTTGGCAGAATCAGTCTCACTTTTGTAGTGAGGGCACTCTTCTATATGTGGTGACTTTCTATGATTTTTAGTACTCAAGAAAGGATGTGGCGATGCTGCTACATAAATCAAATCAGCATCACAACCTGAAAATGGACACTTTAATGTTGTTCTGATATTTTCTAAATCATCACTCTTAATTATCTCATCTAGAGTCATTATCTTGTTACTCTTTGTATTCAGAGCTTTCTCAAACTCCATTTAAATCCCTCCAAAAATAAATTTATGCGTGTGTCTTTATTAAACAATAAAAAAGACAGGCAATCAACCTGTCTGCACACATAAATATTTGGAAAAACAGATAAAATTATAACACAAATTTAGCAAGAGTAAAATTGCTAATATCGCTGACGGGACTCGAACCCGCATCTCATTGTGGCTTGCCAATTAGCCCACAGCGATTACCAGTCTGTAATTTGGAGGATTACTTCATGCACGTCAATCACATTTGGCATACTACCAATTTAGCACGATTATAGGGGTCAAAAGTGCACGATTAGTGCACGTTTTTATATTTCATACAATCCAAACCCCTTAGCGCAATCGTTGATAAAAGTTTTCTTTAAGTCAAACGCTTTTCGACGGCTAACATTTATCATATGATTTGCAATTAATCCGTCAATTGTGTACTGCTGGTGTTTCTTAAAATATAGCTCATTTATAATTACTTCTGTATCACGGCCAACGCCGTCTAAACAATCATCGATTACTTCTCGCTGACGCTTCAATGTGTTAATGCGCCGATCATCGTCAATTGTAATGAGCGTATTTAACGCCGTATCTGGGTATTTGTATTGTGCTTTGCCACCTCCAACATTATCATCACGTGGTACAGTTGGATAACGTAATTCCTGTTCACGTTTCTCGATATACTTGTCAATCTTGGGATAGTCACGTAGAATATCTTCAACTTTTCTAATCGTCGTTCGTTTCACTACCAATTCCCCTTTCAAATATTGTAGTCTAGCAGCGCACATGTTTAGGATTGCCTAAATATATCGTGTGGTGTATATTATAGTTGCTTTAATTCCTAGCGCCGTATTCTCCTCAACAGATACGACGCTTTTATATGTTATACTGACAACGGTCATTCGAGTGGTCCTGTGGCTGGTCGCCTTAACGGGCGGCTTTTTGTTTACCCTCACGATTGCTCAACTCCATAATGTCAGCAATGAAGTCCTGGCCAATTTGTGCCTGTTGCCTAGTTGTCAGTGCCGCGTTCATTTCCATGTTGGCAACCGTGGCTTTCATTTGGATTGCTTTGGCATATTCGGTATCAGTCATTTTTCTTCCTCTACCACATACCCGTCTAGCCACGCGCGAACGACCAGCTCTTGCTCATCATAATTCAAGTTCCATTCTGTAAATATATAGCTTAGCTTATAATGATTATTCTTACATTCTTCAATCGTATCTGCCCATGTCTTCGGAATTACCGGCAATTCGGCGTACGTCTTCTTGAATACATCGTCTGCAATCGGCCAGTGTTCGCCATTGACACCTGTTGCAATCCAGTCACCAGGTTTTACTTTTAAGTCGCCTTCTAGTGTTTTAACGTGCCAATTGTGATATTGATTTCCAGTTTCTAATTGATCAATCATTGCACTTATCATACCGCTAGTTGTATGCTCGTATTCCTTTTCAAATACCCCTTGCGGTATGATTCCATTTTCAGGATCGAATTGTTCAGCCTTGATAGTATCCGTTTTACGATAAATTTTAATCATTTGTCCGCCTCCAATAGCTCCGCGTTCTCGTGCACGTTGCCCTTTAATAACATGTCTGCTTCCGGGTCGTCAAACTCACAAAATGGCACAAAATCTTTAGCATTATAATGATTGATGTGCGCGTCTGTGTAGCTAATTCTATTAATTAAAATCCCAAAAGCTCCAGTATTTTTGACAACATTGCCAATATATTCGGCTTCACGGTCTGTTACTCCACCCATAGAATGTTCGTAGAAATGGTCACTATACTGAATAATGTCGCCTTCATAAATTTCCTTGCCGTTCACGTCTTTCAGGCCGGTAAACTGTTCAGGGATGTATTTCTCTGGCTCCGTTTCAGCAAGTGCTAAAATATGGCTTGCTCTGCTGAACACCATTTCTTGCATAGCACCATACTTACCAAACGGCATATACCACGCTCTAAACTTAATCATCGTCGCCATCTCCAATCAAATCATCTAGCTCGTTTATTGCTTGTTTAACTCCAGCAGCGGTTGCAGGCATTCTTAAATCCATCCAGCCTTCGTAATCTTTAACCAATCTCCTACGCAACTCTTTCATTCCACTATTCATTCGCCGGTGCTTCCGTTTAATCGTTGAACGCTTCTTAGTGTGTTTAGGCATTCTCGTCCTCCGTAATGTAGTATTTGTTTTCGTCAATCGCACGAATACGTCTATCAATCCAACTGTTACTCCGTTTTAACTCCCGAGACGTCCTAGTTTTACTCTGCTTGCCTTCCATGACTAATTTAATGGCATTATACTGGGTACGCGTAATCTCCATGTAATCGCCTGATACGGTCTTAATTCCAGGCATCTTATGCAAGTTAGCTAGTTTGCTCTCAGGCACGTTATCCATGCTGCCATATCTCGCTTCTAGCTTATGAATTACTTCTAGTTCTTTAGGCCAATTTTTGCTCGCCATAGGCTAACTTCCTTTCAAGCTCCTGTTCGTAATGATCGTGTATCTCATTCGTACAATTTGGGCATGGTCCAAACGTGAAACCATAACTCCCAAGTGGTTGCTTAACAACTTTACTACCATGACATAATTCACAACTCATACACTTCTGACTCCTTCCATGTTGTCAAACAGCAATTGACAGCTAGTATCCTTGGTATATAAACGATCAATTGTCTGACCACTATACATGTTTTCTAACTGGCTTCGTGTATTGTTGGTAGTGATAATCGTTGCTAATTTGCCATCGTTAATGTTAAGGTTCCATCTGGCATTGGCAACGTCATACATCAACGTACGTAAATCTTTGTGCACTGGCTTGTAGAACCCTTTTTCAGTCGGCTTACCACCTTCAGTACCAAAGTCGTCTAGCACCAACACGTCGACTTTTTTCATGTCCTTTAGAACATAGTTTAAGCGTTCTCTGACATCTGGCGCATCGTATTTCTCGTTGACCAGCCGTAGCAACTCAGCTGTTGAAACAAACATCGCTGTTTGGCCTACACCCATTAACTGATACATAATTGCTAGCGCTAATGACGTTTTGCCAACACCGGGGCCGCCTGCAAGTGCTACGTTGAACTGGTTAGTCTCTAATTGCCTAGCTAACTTAAATGCTTGATTACCAAGTTCTCTAGCTTTAGCTTGATTAGGCTGTTTATCAATTCGCCAATCATTAAAGCTAAATCGTAGCGGCACGCCTCCAGACCAGACTGACATGCGATAGTAATACCGTTTTCGGTTAGCAATTACGCCCGCATTCGCCCGATCAATTGTTTGATGATCCAATTCTTCTTTGGTTGGCAACTTAGTTGTATCAATTCCTCTAGCCGCTACTACTTTCTGAATCGTGGCTTGATTGAATAACTTCGTTACATTTTCCATTAGCCAAACCAGTCCTCTCGTGTTTGTGGCGCAACATTAGTCGGGCGATCCCGTTCAGCCTGACCCATGAGCGTGTCATACTGCTTGCGTAACTTCCCTGCCGACAAAATGTTTGCTTGCCAGAATGAATTATCCTGTGACCAATCTACTAGCCAATCTAATTTTTCATAATCACGATGATCACGTTCGTGTGCCAATCGAATATCATTAGCCCATTTCTGTAAGTTTGGTTCTTTGAAGTCAGATTGCCGTTGCTTAATTCTGGTCAACAAATGGAGTGCTACTTTGTAGGGCGGATCATCGGGTCCATACTCGGTTTTTGAGTTGGGACGTTTATTATTTGTAGTCTCTGTAGTAGTCTCTGGTAATCTATTGGTATTGGTTGGCCCATTTTGGGCTACTCCATTGGGACATTTTGGGCTACTCGTTGGCCCATTTTGACCCAATGGTTGGCCCTCTAATTTTTCGTAGTTAATGCGGTACCATTTAGTCTTATCAAACCCGGCCTTGTTGTAGTTTCCAGAGATCAAAAACTCGTCTTTCTCAAGGCTTGTAATCGCCCGTTTTAAAGTCTTTATGCTCCAAAAAGGAAATTGTTTATGCCAACTCGTATAGCTGTTGTAAATCCACTTATACCCATCACGTTCGTTGTTTGAACGATTTAGCCAGTAATGGAACTGCTGTAAAACAATTGCTTCGTTTAGACCAACCTTAACGGCCAGCGACGGCAGCACCTGTAACGGTGGTTCACTAATTAAAAGGTTATTCATCTATATCACCTCAATCATATAGTAGGCATTCCACCTACCCGGTGTATTAGTCACTGCTGTATTTACCTTTCAAGCCAATTCGTTTTAGTGTTTCTAAATCACATTTCAACACTATATTCAATTAATCCCAGCTTCTTTAAATTTTTCATAGCACGTGAAAAGTCATTAATGCTAATGCTGTTTTGACTTAGCAATTTGTATGTGTCACATTTTCCAAGTGCCAGTTCGCCAATTATCTGAATAGTCTTCAAATCATTTTGGCAAAGCAACCATTTTTCATATAGTGAGTTTATGTTTTTACTAAGATGACCAATGTCTGTAAAGTTTACGCTGATTCTGTATCCATTTTTAATCATTATTTCAGCCCCCTATTAAACACCCATACATTCAAGTAAAATGCCATCGCCATATTGTCTTCAATTAGCCGCCATTCTGGAGCTAATTCTTGTGGATCGATTGATACAATCCGTGTAATACCATGAAGAATGCAATCCTGTTGTTCTTTGTAAGGTAATGGATTATCCATAATTAGTGGTCTCTCTTTCTCAGCACTTGCAAACATTCCTGATTAGCAGTAACATAGATGCTAACCTTTGAATAGTTTTCTTGCTCACTACTCTTGTATTCCACTCCAGTAGTGGGCTTTTTTATTCATTAGCTTGCCAATAAACTAGTTTTAGAATAATATAGATGTTGGCATTGAATAAATACTCCATTAGTCCATCGTTAGCCGTTACTAGCGATGGCTTTTTTTGCACTCGTTTCCAGCTGTTAACTGATAAAACTGATACTTTTTGCATGATCATTCCTCCTACTTGAGCACTTGAATACCATTGGTAATAATCTCGAATTGCTGTCCATTTTGTTCAACTACAGCCACATCTTTTTGAGTGCGCAATGTGAACGGAATTTTTTTAATATCTACTACTTTACCAACGCCGGCTTCTCGTATTAATTGGCCACAACTATACTCTGCCTTGTAACTCACTCGATCACCTACATGAACTTTCATGGTTATTCCTCCCAATACATTGGTGGTAATGTAAATGTCCATCCATCGTCGTTTTCTTCATCTGGCTCGCAAACATCAATATCGTGTTCTTGTAATTCAGCAATAAACTCTTCTGAATAGTAAAGACGCGGGTGCCTTTTAATAATTCCGGTTGTGTCATAAGCAATAGCATTAATCAGCTCACGTTCATCTGCACGAATCGCGTTATACTTACGTGCTCTTAACGCGTGCTCAATGTCTTCTTCATACATATCATTTCCTCCTTACTCTGCACCTTCACTGCCTACTTGAGTTTTATGTGCTTCTAAAAACTCATTTGCGTCATCTTGATCAATCCTTCTAACACCACCTATCTGTGTAACTTTAAGTCCCTTTTTAATGAACGAATACAATGTGTTATAAGAACCAATGTTGAAAAATTTTAGTGCTTGCTTGTAATTCATTTGCTTTGGCAAATCTGTTTGCATGCTGTTTCCTCCTTAAATTTCAAACATGTTGCTAACTTATGACTACTACTTTCTAATCATTCACAATTGATGGTCAGAACATGCGAAATCAAAATAATGTTCATGGCGTATAACTCCTTATAGCGTTACAATTAGTATGTCTTTAATAATTGAGGTGATTAAAATATGAATGAAACCAGTAAGTTCGTTGCTTTTGAACTGTTAAACAGAGGCCAACACTACGACGCCCTTTACAAATTATTAAAAAACTTTTCTACTCACCGAAAAATCACAGAATCACTTTGGATGGTAAATACTTCTCTCACTCCTGCAAAATTAAGAGACACTATAAAACCCTGTTTAGATGAAAATGACCATCTATTTATTATTGACTATGTTTCCGGATCACGATCTGCATGGTTTAATACTATAGATGATTTTAAAGATGCCTTAGCCCATGAAGATGACAATAATTAATATTCATTATTTTTTTATTGTCTTTTTTCAATTTGATTGTTCGAAAACAAAAATTATTTATTCCAATTAATCGAGGCGAATTATTATTAAATATTTAATCAGCTATGACTTAGAAAGTTCTTCCGAAAATTATGAAGAATTAATAACTGCCATCAAATCTTTTGGCGGATGGGCCAACTTAACACATTCATGTTGGTGCATAACTTCTGGCTTGTCTGCAAAAAGCATACGCAATCATTTGGTAAAATATATAAATGAAAATGACAAACTTTTTGTGGCCAAGCTAAGCGGTGAAGCTGCTTGGCACGGTTTCACGGACGATGTCAAAACGTGGATTAAAAAGCACTAGTCTCTATTCTTACTCTGGACCCCCATGTTACTTGCAATAATGTGGAGGTCCTTTTGAATTATCCATAATACACATACCAGTTTATTTAGTACTCTTGCTATTGCAGTGTCCTCCTTAAATACCAAACCAATGTTTAATCTCACAGCGCTTGTACCACACGGTTGTTAACGCCCAAGTTAATACTGCTACTTCTACCATGGCAATTCCTCCTTATGAATTGAATCATCAGCTACCCGCCTAGGTTTTAATCACTTAAATTTTGATGATTCAATAACCATTTTTCGACTGCTGGGGCGTACCACTTTCCGTCTTCTTCTGGCTTTGGGAACCCTTCTTTGTCGCGATAGTGCTTGTCGAATGTATCAACTTTGATTCCAAACTCAGAGTAGAAATCTTTACGTCCAATCATTTTATGATCAACAGCTTGCTGACTACGCCCATCCGCGATTCCTTGTTCATATGCTTGCGTGAAAAGCTTCGACAAAGCACTTATTAAACTGTCCATCCTGGTCACTCCTTTCGGTGTATAATTTTGTTAGTTCAATTAATCGAGGTGATGAATATGGTTAATGAACAAGACTTAATTGCCGCTATTCGTTTGCATGCGCCAAGCCATTTGCCCGGCCCAGTTAGCATTGATGGTCTCCTATCCGAATTAGGAATTAATGATGAGAGTCTTTTGACGAACGCTTTGAAATCTTTACAGGATAAGGGATACTTACAATTCGGATACGGTAATGGAAAGATAAAGCGTATTAGTCTAAATACATCTTTCCCTCTATAAGTTTTTTAGTGACCCTTGTTCACGGTAAGGGTCACCTTTTTGAACTACTAGCCAATTGTTTGCAACTAAGTCTGTGAACGTTGGTTCCCAACAAACCGAAAGCTGTTCACCATGTGTAAACGCAATTAATCTTCCTTTTGTATCAGTCGCTTGAACGTAGTAAGTTGAATCATATTTCAAATCACTAGCTCGAACGATCTTCCCATTCCTGCCTGCCATTTTTAGTGCATCTACTAATTCCATATTGCTAATCCTCCTATGCTGGCTTAGTTGTATACTTGACTTATTCCAATTTGATTGAGGTGATAAATATGGAAAAGTCTTTCGATGATTTTATTTCTAGCTTGTCTGATGAAGATATCTGTAATATAGCCGATATTAATCAAGAACTTGCTAATGTTAGAAATACTTCAGCCGTTGAAAATTTGTTTGGAAATCAAATCGCAGTTTCCTCTTATTTGATTAGTCTCAATTTACTGCGTTACTATCATGAATGGTTGAACGCATAGTACCTATAATATCTTTAGAATTAATTTCAGCTTTACCGTTGACCCCTGTGTTACTTGCGATAACACTGAGGTCTTTTTCAATTGCCCATAATACGTGTACTAGTTGCTTTAGTGTTTTTGTCATACTGCTTCGCCTCCTATGCTGGCTGTTCAACTAATGGCATGATTCCCTTTGACTTTAAAAAGTCGTACAAGAACTTTTGCCCCGCTTGTGTCCATTTCATCGTGTTACGTACCTGCTTGATGCCATCGCTGTTCGTATACTCGTATGGTTCAACGTGCGTATAGCCTTCGTCTTGATACTTCGCGTACAATAGCCACGTTTTCCCTTGCTTGTATTGAATGCCTAATCCATGTAGCAACTTGTTGAACTCACGTGTTGAGTAACCGTAGTTCTTAGCAATCATTGAGATTGTTTCCAGTCCCTTGTTGGCTAACATGCTATCGGTGTAATCCGCCTTGGGCTTCAACTCCCGGATAACTAAGTCCTTTTGCTTGAGCTGGCTGCCTGCCTTCAATAGCAAGTCGCCTAACGCGTCCTTGTCGTGCGTAATGTCGTAGGCTGTCTGGTCAGTCATGTAAACGCCATTCTTGCGGATGGAAGGGAGCACGTTATGAGTTACCCAACGGTTAAATCGTTTTGCTTCTGGTTTCCGACTAGCTCCGATTAACTTGTAAAGCCCAGGTTCACTGATGAAGTTTGTATTTCCAGATAAGCCCCCTAAGTTAAACTTAGTTACCTCATCATTGTCTAAAGACTTGATAGCAACGCTTGAATTTGAAAGCCCTAATGACTTAGAAATATCTGGCATTGCAAACCAAATAATATTTTCACGTTCAATGGTACGTACTTGATGGCCTTCAAAATTAAATGGTGTAATTTGATTCATTGCTAGTCCTCCTTAGATTTTGTATTTTTTAACAAGGTAGTCATACACTTCATTAACTAATCGCTCTGCACCGTTTGTTGTTATCTTTTTATTCAACGCAAGATTTACAAAAGTGATTGATTTTTTGAAATGATCAGCGATAGTCCCTTGACTTTCTAACTGGCGATGATTTGCCAGCCACGATTTAATCGCTTCTGCTTTATTGTTTGTTTCCATACGAATAAACATCAGTTTGCCTCCTTTTAATATTTATTAAGAAAGATATTGCAAAAGTCTATAACATGTCTTAATATATAGACATAACGAAATAGCTACAAAGCTCTTATTTATCGCCCGCCAAGATGATTAATAAGCTCTTTTAGTTTTGCTAATTTGTTAACAATATTTCTTAACAAAGATAATTCTACAACATGTTTTAGATTTTTACAACTATTTTTTATACATATTGTAGAATTATCTTGCCAATCATTGGAGGAACTCTACCATGACGCTGTTTGACAGGATAAAAACAATTTCGAAAGAACGTGGATATTCAATTGCTGAGGTTGAACGTAAAGCCGGGATAAGCGCAAATTATATGTATCAGTGGAAAAAACGTAATCCAAGCCCTAAAGCTTTGGCTTCCGTAGCCGATGTTTTAAATGTTTCTGTTGATTACTTATTAGGCAAAACGGATGACAATTCTACTTCAATGAAGCCCAAACAAGTTGATATTACAGATGACGACTATATTATGACCTATCAGGGTAAGCCTATCCCTCCTGAAGATATGGAGTACATCAAACGCATCTTAAACGGTGGGAAGGACTGATAATATTTGAATATCTACATCAAGCGTTTAATGCAGTATGCTTGGGATCATGGAATATCTTGCATCTTAACAGACAAACTAGATGCATACACTCCGTCGTCAGCCAAACCGGAAAATAACATCGTTCTAATTAACCTAAAATGGCACAATCCGTCTGAAATCGCCTTTCAAATGGCACATGAATTAGGCCACGTTATCAACCATGATGAAGGAATATTATATTTTTCTAGTTTTAGCAATAAATCTAAATACGAGCGCATGGCTAATTTAGAAGCATTGAAAATACTTATTCCAATTTATTTAAGCGAAGTTGATACGTATGCTGACAATAGTGTCATGCCGTTTATGGAAAATTTTGGTATACCAAAACGATTAGAAGATGATGTCGTTAACGCCTTCCGCACTAATGTTAGTAACTAGAAGTTAACTTACAGACCAGATACGGATGTCGGTAAAAGCTGGGGAATTTGGAGGAATGTAATATGCCAAAATGTGTGATTTGTAAAAATAAGATTGGCTTCTTTGCAAAGTATTTTACCGTCGATACTGGAGAAAAAGTATGCAAAAATTGTCTTTCAAACTCTGAACCAGAAATATTAATCGAAAATCTTTCCTCTGCGGCGGACGTAGCTTTTCATATGGATAATTCTGTTGGTGATACTTATTTATCATCTATTGGTGAAAAGTCTTTGTCAGATTCTCGTAGAGAGAATGAAGAAGCTAATAAGAAGCGCCTCCAACAAGAACTAGACCAAAAACGTCATCTTGAAGAACTGGCTAAAAAGAGAAAAGAGGCCACCGATAAAGCTTCACGACAAGAAATATTTCATTTTAAAGTACGTGGTACCACCCACTATGACCTAGCAAAAATGGTCTCTTACGCACGTAAAAATGATTTGTTTGACCCTTACGATGGATATACCGCTGCAGACATCAAAGAATTCTCACCTTACGAAGAAGTGTATGAAACAGACCTTGTAGGATTGATAAGCGCGATAGAATTTAGAACAGACCCAAATAATAAATATGATAAAAATGCAATCAAAGTCATTGCTACGCTTGACGATGGTGAATATATGTTAGGACATGTTCCTGCCGGAAACACTAAAGATATAAGTGAAATAATGACGAAACAAAATAATGGAAGCATCGCGCTAAAAATAAACTACACACTAACTGGTGGTAAATATAAGATTGCTGAGGAAAAAGAAGAAGAATTCGATTTTGACGAAGATTGGGACGTTGAAAAGGAAATGCAGCAAGAGGAAAACGAAACAGATTTTACCAAAAACCTTAGAATTAAGTCTGGAAAGAAAGAGTATGGTTTCAATATCCAATTATTTGATAATAACATTCAATGACGGAGGTTTCGTAAATGGGACTACTAATAATGATCGTCATCTTTCTAGCACTATGGAAGATATTAGGAACACTAGGCCACATCTTTTTGCCAATATTAGCCGTACTATTTATCCTGGCAACCTGGATTCCTTCACAAGCAATTGTTATGGTGATTTGGGTGCCAATCACGATATTATATTTTATCGGCTTGGCCGGGTATAAACATGTTAAGTAGAACTAGTATAAACATATTTTAATCGGGGGAAAGTCATGGAATTGCGTGTAGGGCAATACAGCGAACACGTGTTCAACATTAACGTTGTAGTAGGTATCATTTTCTTTATAGTGTTAGTCGCCATTTTAGCTTACTGGATTCAAAAGCGAAAGTAGCACCCTCGCCCACTACCAGCCTAGCGGGCAACATGCGCGCGTAGTTCAACGGTAGAACAATGTTCCAAGTCTTGAAGCCCATTCTTTCTTGGACTACTATGCAGGTTCGACTCCTGCCGCTCGCTTATATCGTCTCTCCCCCAAAATAGAAACGAGGTAATGAATATGGGGAAAATATATACAGACGTTTATAATATCAAGCACGACAATTGTACAATTGTCAATACTCTACATTCTTTTCAACGTATTTTTATTATCGAAGATGCTCACGGCTCTAGGTTTACTTGTTTAAAGGATGACCCCCCAATGCTAAATAAATCAAACACTCATTGGAAACATGCTAGTCCCAGAGACGCGCCCGAAGATTATGCTGTACCTTACAACAAGCGAAATTAATTTTTATATCTAAAATAGTGAGACATCAGATAACAAGTTGGTGTCCCCTTATGCGAGCGTAGTTCAATGGCAGAACACTATGTCCCTTCTCTCTCACTAATACTATTATGCAGGTTCGACTCCTGTCGCTCACATTGTACGTTAATAGCAAATAATTATGGAGGCACCTATGAATATTGATATCACAAAACTATTAGATTGGGGATTGATAGTACTATCTCTTTACTTAGTTGTAGACACACTTCTGCAAATAAATCATAACAATGCCTATGGCATGTTTATAATAGCTATCAAATTAATAGTTGCCATCATTGTAGGATTATTTGGTATGTACACAACTTTTTACAACATCTATTGAAACCTTTGCTAACATGCGAGCATAGTTCAACGGTAGAACAATTATTTACACGCTTCTCACAGATCTCCCACCCTATATTTATGCAGGTCCGACTCCTGCCGCTCACGTAAAAAAGAAAGAAGGAATACTTATGAACAAGGATATTTCAAGGTACGAACTAATAGAAAACATTACTAGTGACTTAACAGCCTTTGTAAAGTCAGACGCCATTCTTCATCTATCAAAAGATAGCTATTCCAAAGATGAATATAATCGTATGTTAGATGGGCTTAAACATGATTTAATTATGCGTCTAGAACAAAAGTAGCTAATTGTCTACCTAAAAGATACAATGTTTGAGTTATGTGACCAACGCTTTGTCTCAGTTTTACTTCTATGTTCATGTCTGGCTCATATACTTGCACTATTTATTATCCAAATGGAGGCCGAATTATGGAAAATGTTATTCAAATAGAATTGACTTTGAATAAAGCAATTAGGAAAACTTATCCAGACCGTAGCTATTGGGAATATATTATTTACGAAGATCCATTACAAGCAGATTATTACAGAATTCATTTATCATTTCACAGTATGAATGGAAACAATTATGTTAGTCACTATGAAGTTCTTTTTAACAAGAGATCCACATTATCTGAGTTATTTCAAATTGATGGTAATTCTTTTAGATTAAAGTTCAAGAAAAACTAAACTTTTCATTCATAATTGTCAGATAGACACTGGCAATATGTGAGCGTAGTTTAAGGGAAAACGGCAACGGTTTATTTTACACACAGAATCACCTCCAAGATTGCTATGCAGGTCCAATTCCTGCCGCTCACGTTGACCAAATACTGATGTCATTAAAAGCTGAATTATTTTGAGGTAATTGAAATGGCATATTTTGATCCTGATGAAATACTTCAAACAAAGGAAGAAGCTTTAGATTATATGGAAGCGCATGGCATTATGACAGATGCCACTTTTTCAAAGCTGAATGATACAGAAAACACTGATAAACACATGGCTCCCGTTTACAAATATCTTAGAGAAAATGGTATGTATATATTTCACACTGGTTTCTATGATAGAATATTTAATTTTGGTGCAATATATTTTATGTTTGATGCAAATCGCTTTGATTATCAAACTGCACCAGCTGAAGTTAAGAAGATTTTGAGTATTTGGTCAAATTCTCAATCTAAGTAAGCAAGAAAGCACATCCCCTCCCGCCAAGAAGTAAGATGTGCTACCAATAAAAGCCAGTGGATTGCTCCACTCTTTTTACATACATAATATTATCACAACTAAGGAGGTGATGCCTGCAAGTCCTTAAAATTCTACCCGCCTAGGTGAAATTTAAGGAGGAAATATAAATGGCAAGTATTAAAAAGAAAAATGGCAAATGGGCCGTTCGCGTTAGTTACTATGATGAATTTGGCAAACGGCACTTTAAAAACAAGAGTGGCTTTTCTCGTAAAAAAGAAGCTGAACAGTGGGCAACTAAATTGGAACAAGCTAAGTTTGACCAATCCATAGGAAAAACCGATACAACGACAGTCTTTACAGATTACTACGAGAAATGGTTAGAAACCTATAAATTTGGCAAAGTTTCCCGAATTACAGAACAAGAATATCGATATACTCTTCGCCAAATTGCTGAGTTACTACCCAACGTTCAACTGTCGTCAATGACAAGGCTGCGTTATCAACAATTTATCAATGAATTTGTGCACGGTAATGCCAAGCAACGTGCACAGCGACAACTGACAGATAATCAACCATATCATAGCAAGTCATCTGTTGAAAAATTGCATGGTCACATTCATGCTGCAATTATCGATGCCGTAGCTGATAATTTAATAAAGACCGATTTCTGCTTACATGTTGAATTAGGTGGCCACTCCGGTAAACCAGCACAACTAAAATACCTTGACGCGAAAGACATGCAAACACTAGCCGCTGAGGTCAACAAAAATATCAAGCTAATTTCTACTGGAAAATCAATGATCTACACCGGCCTACTAACTGGTATGCGAGTAGCCGAAGTTTCTGCGCTCACTTGGACTGATATCGATTGGCAAAATAAGACTATCCGCGTTAATAAGTCATGGGATTATGTTTATGGTCAAAAATTCAAGAAAACTAAAACCGAATCGAGTATTCGGACAATAACCGTAACTGACGATCTTTTAAATCATCTTAAGACGCTACACGCTTTACAGATGGCAGCTAAATTGGACAACCCAGATCATTTAGTTTTCATGAACAAACGTGGTCGTATTCCCTCTCCAGGAGCATGTGATAACCTGCTCAAAAAATACTCCGACTCATTGGGGATTAAACGGATTAGTTTTCACGGGTTACGGCACACCCACGCTAGCTACCTGCTCTACTGTGGCGTAAAGATGGAATACATTTCCAAACGGTTAGGCCATAAGAACAGTTCCATCACTCGTAACGTTTACGCTCATATGATTAAAGAAGACCAACGGCAGGAAGACAAACGGACCTTAAAAGCTCTCTCTCAGGTCAACTAA